CGCAAGAGAGCCTGTAGTGTGAATTGAATTTATTCAACGATGTAGCTTTTTATTAAGTAGCTACAGAAACTTGAGGAGCAGCATCGTCTATTTTATTTTGCGCATTAGCTTTTTCTGCCTCTGCTAATTTGATCTGGCTAATTACTTCTCTGACTTTTCTGTCAATCTTAACCATATCCAGAGTATATCTACCCTGTTTAAGATGCTCCTGCTCCCATTGAAGATCTAGTCCCTTCTTTTGTGTGTAAAGGGTCTCCAGATGTTGCATTATCGCCTCCATTAATAACCTCCTCATAGGTTATTCTGTTTACTCTTGGATCCATCATTTCTCCAAGATACTCCCATTTTATATCAGATTTTCCTAATCTGTCAATGATAGCATTTTCTATGCCCTCTGCGGAGTCTTCCGATTCTACTATAAAATCTGCGTGATATTTGTAAGCGTGTATTAAAACTCTAAATTTTTTCATGTTCTCACCGTTTGTATTTATAAATGGGGCCGTTTTAAGACGGCCCCATAAATTTTATTGATTACGCACCTTCTACGCCGAAGATACCTCTGAAGTCAGATACTCCAAATGAGTATCTTTCTCTAGCTTTGTATCTTACGTTTCCAGTATCGAAGTCACCTTCCATTGATATCATTGTCAGCTGTTCCAGTTCTACCTTGAGATTTTAATAATCTCTCAGCTGTAAACTGATTCTCCGATGGGACTATCATTTTTAGTCCTCTAGCTGCAATTCTAAGTCCTCTCTCATCAGTGAATTTAGAGATGTCAATCATTGACTGCTCTAAAGACGTCTCATTAAGATCCGCTTGAGTTGCTAAAGTGTTAGCAACGTTTGGACCTGTAAGAGTAGGGTGGTCTGTAGCAAATAATGCTTTTCCATCCCCAGACTTAAATGTACCAGTTGAAGGTA